GGGCTACAGTTTGACGGGAACGAAGGCACAGCGACCACGGGCGGGTTGTTGGAGGCACCTAACTTTGATGACTTCCTGTTGGAGCGCGGCTACCCACCTGACGAGTATGAGATTGTGGGCACACCACGGACTTCGCAGTGGCAGCGTTGGGATGGGGAGTGGCTGACGGCTTACAGGTTCCATTTCCGCAGGAAGGTGACAGACCTCGACCTGCCGACCTTGTACGCGCAGGCGAAACGCACCACACCAAAGCCTCCAAAGAAATCCCGTAACACTCGCACATATGTGATTTGTCCTGCCGACTTCCAGATTGGTAAGGGCGGCTCGAGGGGCGGACATGAGGAGAGCATTCAGCGCATCCATGCTTCTTACGCTCGCATTGAGGAAAAGCTGAAGGCAGGCAACTACGACCACATCGTCATCCTGGACATGGGGGACATTGTGGAAGGCGTGTCGAACAAGGCTGACATGGATCAGTTGATAACCAACACTCTGTCACCAATGCAACAAGTTGACCTAGCTTCGGCACTCATCTGGGATCTCATCAAGCTGGCGTGCAAGTATGCTTCAGTGACTTACGGGTCTGTCGCTTCCAACCATTGCCAGTTCCGGGTGAACAAGGCTGCGGTGGGTAGACCTGGCACTGACGACTGGGGCATTGTGATTCTGCAACAGATTCGCAGACTAGCCAGCGAAGTAGGACTGCCAGTGGATCGTTGGCTTGTCCCACAACCTCATGACGAAGGCTTTGCGTTTGACGTGTTCGGTGACGGCTCACACATTCTCGGTGCGATTCACGGCCACCAGGTTGCACGGCCTGACGGGTTCCAAGCCTTCTGGACTAAAGCAGTATTCAACGACACGTATTTGGCAGCTAGCACGTTGATGGTTAGCGGGCACTTCCATCACCATAGAGTCGAACAGTTCTCGGGGGCTGAGGGTCGTGAGCGTTGGTGGGTGCAAGCATCGACCATGGATAACGGGTCGGATTGGTACACGAGGATGAGTGGTGGTGGTGGGGATTCGACCACAGCTGTCACCTGCTTCGAGTTGGAGGCGGGCGTGCCGTTCCGTGGGAAGATTGACTTACTGTGACCGATGAAAATCCCATTGACTTTGCGAAGATGATGGCATCAGAACGCGCACACAACAGACCACCAATAGAGATCATCACACCAGCGTTCAGAGGTGTAGCACAAAACTTCTTCTCCCTACCGTTGTACCTGTTCCTAGATTTGAAGGCAGCACAACACGACAAGACAGGTGACGAGTTACTCATCCTGTTCGATGCGGCAGAGCAAGCTTTCACCGTGCACGACATGGAGAAGCTGGAAGACTTGACGATCACACAGTTCATCGAGGTTATGCAGTCGTGGGTTCACGCTTCAGGTCACAATGAATTTCAATAGCCCCTGCCTGAAATGTGGAACACTGGTGCGCGGTTCTTCATACTGTGGGGGGTGTCGGCCCATACGGGTGGACTCCCCGCAACGACAGGCTAAGAAACGCGAGTTATATAACGCTGACTATAGGAAACGTAGGAAGCAAATAAAATCCCAAGCCACTCACTGCCACCTATGCGGTAAGGCGTTCGAGTTCGGGGACAGCATAGAAGCAGACCATCTCATCGCAGGACACCCAGACTCCCCGCTCGCACCAGCACATCGTGAATGCAACCGTAGACGAGGCAACAAGCCACTACCCTAGGCCCCCCGTACGGGTCAACTAGGGGTGGGGTATTTTTTCAAACACGTTTCCACCGTCACCCGCCGCCCCAGCCTTCTTGTTCTCTGCAACCATAGACAAGATTCCTGAACCCGCCCTACTTTTACAGAGTAGACTAGAAGGGCTATGTGTTACGGCTGCGGAACTCTCGGGATTGACTGTATCGTGTTTGACGATTTGGGACAATACTGCAGCCTTGATTGTCAGGCTTTGCGGGCTAAGCGCGGTGGAACTAATGTGCCAAAGACTTTGGTGTGCCCGGTTTGTTCTACGAAGTTCTTGACTCGGAAGTGGCGATCTGTGAAGTATTGCTCGACAGAGTGCAAGGTGAACGGTAATCGGGTTGCCGCTAGGGAACGTCATCAGCGCCTTATGGCAGAGCGTGGGCCGGTGAAGATTTGGTCGTGCGGTTTCTGTGACGGTGATATTGAGTTGCCTGTTTCCTACACTGGGGCCGGTAAGTACCATGACGATTGCAAGGTGAAGGCTAGGCGTGCGCGGAATCGGATTAAGACGGTTCGCAGGCAGGGCGCAAAGTCGGTGGAACGCATTACTCATGAGGAGGTTGCGGAGCGTGATGGTTTCGTTTGCCACATTTGCAAGCAGTTGGTGGATATGTCTTTGCCGAGGACTTCGAAGCTTGGCGCTACGCTTGACCACGTAATCCCAATTTCTAAGGGCGGCGTTGATTCTTTGGAAAATCTGAAGTTGGCTCATTGGGTTTGTAATGTTCGGAAGTCTGACAAGTTGGAGGATGCTGGTGCCTAACCCTGGTAAGTCTGCAAGTAATAAGCAGCTGATTGGTTCTCGTGCGCCTTCGGTCAGTGGTGATTCGATTGAGTTGCATGAGGTGACTGGCACACCAGAACCGTTGCGCCGTATTGATGGGCATGGCTTGGATTTGTGGAATCGTACTTGGTCGCTTGGTCAGACGTGGATTTCGCAGGACACTGATATTGAGTTGCTTCAGTTGACTTGTGAAATGGTTGATGAGCGTGAGCAGTTGCGGTCTTATGTGTTGGAGAACATTGATGCTTGGCATGAGCGCCGGGCTTTGCGCGACTTGGATAAGGCGATTGTTTCTAATCTGTCCCTGCTGGGTTTCACGCCAACGGATCGTATGCGCCTGGGTGTTAGTCAGGTGAAGGCTAAGTCGAAGCTTGAGGAGTTGATGGAGCGCCGCGCTAACCGGGAGGAACAGCGTGGATAGTTGGCCTCCGGCCTGGTTGACTCCGGTGCCCGAGAAGGCTTTGGCTAGGGGTCGGGTGATGGAGCCGGTGGTGGATTTCATCGAGGCTTACGGAATGATAACGAAGGACTCTGTGGCGGGCAGGGCTGGGAGCCCGCTGATTCTGCGCGACTGGCAGAAAACCCTTCTCGAACATTTGTTCGCATGGGATGAGGATGGCCTTCGGCACCGGGTGAGCCTTGTGGGTATGCCGAGGAAGCAGGGCAAGTCTGCGCTCGGTGCTGCGCTTGGTTTGTATTCGCTAATTCTTGGGCCACGAGGAGGCGAGATATACAGCGTGGCGAGTGAGAAAGAACAGGCCAGAATCGTTTTTCAAGATGCCAAGCGCACTGTGGAGGCGAGCCCGGAGCTGTCTGCGTTGACGAAGTTGTACCGGGATGCGATTGAGCTGCCATCATTCGGTTCGGTGTATCGAGTGTTGTCTGCGGACAGTGCTTCCAAAGAGGGATATAGTCCCACCACCGTGATATTCGATGAGGTTCATGCCCAAGGGGATAGAACGCTCTGGGATGTTTTCAGCCTCGCGATGGGTGCTCGCGGGAAGCTTGCCACGATGATTGGCATAACCACGGCTGGGGTTCGTTCGGATCGCACTGGCAAAGATTCCATTGCGTTCAATCTTTACAACTATGGGAAGCGTTTGGCTTCGGGTGAGGAGAAGGATGACACGTTCTTTATGGCGTGGTGGGAGGCACCGGAGGGGGCGGATCATCGTGACCCTGAAACGTGGCGGGCCGCTAACCCTGGGTTTGGCGATCTGAACGCTGAGTCGGATTTCCATTCGGCTATCAAACGCACACCCGAGGCGGAGTTCAGAATCAAGCGTTGCAATCAGTGGGTGTCGAGTGTGGAAACGTGGTTGCCTGCCGGGTCTTGGGATGAGTGCGCTGGTGAGGTAACCCTTACTCCCGAGGATGAGATTGTGCTCGGGTTTGACGGGTCGTATAACGGTGACGCTTCGGTGATTGTGGGCGCTGTGGTTCCCAAGAATGATGAGCCGGTCAGGGTGTTTATGGTGAAGGCGTGGGAGAA